GGTTCGAAAAGAACTTCCATGAGTGTAATCTTAGAAAACACTCGCAAGTATTTGGCTGAAAACGCTACTGCTGGTGCTACATCAAGCAGCAACGTTGCTACACTTAACCGTGTAATTCTGCCAGTTATCCGCCGTGTTATGCCAACTGTTATCGCTAACGAAATCGTTGGTGTTCAGCCCATGACAGGTCCTGTGGGTCAAATTCACACTCTACGTGTGCGTTATGCATCTACAATGACTGACCAGACCGCAGCAGGTACTTCTGTTGTAGCTGGTGAAGAAGCATTGTCACCATTCAAGATCGCTGTTGCATACTCTGCAGGCGCTCGCGGTGCTGATAACGCTGCCACTACACAGACAGCCGCACAAGGCTACTCTGGTGCATCAACTGCTACTCTTGAAGGTAACGGCGGTCGTCAGATCAGCGTTCAAATCTTGAAGCAAGCTGTTGAAGCCAAGACTCGCAAGTTGCAAGCACGTTGGACATTTGAAGCTGCTCAAGACGCACAAGCCATGCACGGTATTGACGTTGAAGCAGAAATCATGGCAGCTTTGGCACAAGAAATTACTGCTGAAATTGACCAAGAGATCCTATTGAGCTTGCGCTCATTGGCTCAAACTGAGTTCACATACAACCAAGCTACTGTATCTGGTACTGCTACATTCGTTGGTGACGAACACGCTGCTCTAGCTGTTTTAATCAACCGTGTTGCTAACTTGATCGCTCAGCGTACACGTCGTGGCGCTGGTAACTGGGCTGTTGTATCTCCAGCTAGTTTGACTGTTCTACAGTCTGCTACAACTTCTGCTTTTGCTCGCACTACAGAAGGCACATTCGAAGCTCCTACAAACACAAAGTTTGTGGGTACATTGAACGGCGCTATGCGTGTGTTCGTTGACTCTTATGCATCTGACAGCACTCCTGTGCTAGTTGGTTACAAAGGTTCTTCAGAGGCTGATGCAGCGGCATTCTATTGCCCATACATTCCTCTAATGAGCTCTGGTGTTGTTCTGGATCCAAGCACATTTGAACCAGTCGTGTCATTCATGACACGTTATGGTTACATTGAACTAACTAACACTGCATCATCTTTCGGTAATGCTGGTGACTACGTTGGTGAGATTGCTGTGTCCAACTTGTCTTTCTCTTAATCAGAGATTGCACCCAATCAAAAAAGCGCCGAAAGGCGCTTTTTTGTTGACTGATAACTAGCACACTATATAACTGCATGAAACATTATATACATGCATGGAATGAATTTTACAATGCTATCCGTGATCCAAGTTGGCCCAACTGTAGCACCGAACACGAATTTCATAAGTTACCAGACCACATCAAAAAAGAAATACTAGAAGTGCACAATGGTGCCCAGCATGTGGCTCTAACTGCTAGTGGACTTGCACCAATCTTGGAAAATATTGTACTCAAAGATAACAAATCCGATGAACATGTTCCTGAATGCAAATTGCAATTAGCAGTTGCCAATGACTTTGATGTATATTATGATGAGTACATGGACGGCGGTGGCACAACATTTGGTCAAAACTTTCCTAAAATTATTAAACATCTGTATTCTAATCGTGTGTTTGAAAACTGTCTAGAGTGGTGTTCTGGTCCATCCTTTATTGGATTTAGACTGTTGGCCGACGGCATCTGCAACAATCTAACACTCATGGATACTTACAAACCATCTTTGTTGGCAGCAGAGAAAACAATTAAACACATGCCTGATAGATTTGCAGGTGCAGTTTCTATATTTCACAATGATAATGTTTCAAACTTATCTGGAGTTTATGATCTCATAGTGTCTGACCCTCCTTGGTATGCAAGTTTACAGTTTGATGACCCTAACACAAATCGATTGGGAGTCGACTACGAATGGAAGATACACGAAAACTTTTTTAGAAATATAAAGAAAAATCTAGCACCCGATGGTGTTATCTTGTTACAAGAAGATCGCATGGGGTCTGCGCCCATATGTTTTGACCGATTCATTGAAGAAAGCAATCTACAGATAACCAATGCCTTTTACGAAAAAGCCTTTCCAGAATTTTGGTATCTAGAAGTTCGACACAAATAAACACAATATACTCAGAATGTGTCAACTAACACACATAGCAAGGCGTTATATATGTACGCAGGTAGAAATCTGCGTTTAACTTTAAAGGAAACTTGTTATGAAATTAATCGCAACTCTAATTGCCACAGCGTTTGCTGTATCCGCTTTTGCACAGGCCCCAGCCGCAAAGAAAGAAGAAACCAAGCCAGCCACACCGGCTGCAACAGCAAGTGTTCCAGCAACTCCTGCCCCAGCTCCAGCCAAAGTGGACGCTAAAAAGGACGAGAAAAAGCCTTCAAAAAGCGAGCCTGCAAAAAGTGACGCTGCTAAGAAAGACGCACCTAAAGCAGACGCAAAGCCAGCCGCTACTCCAGCAAAGTAAATTTGATTTAGACGACAGTGGCCTTGTCATTGATGATGAGGTTACTTTTGGTCGTAATCGACGAAGTGCAGAGTTTGGCAAAGTAGTTGATGAAGATACAGAATTATCAGACTATGTAAAATTTAGATTATGGTTAGCTAGGCACTTGGCTTTGATGAAGCTGCAACAAACCCGGGGATAACACTCCGGGTTTTTTGTTAAATACACGCATGTCCAATACATTCTATACACCGCCCGGCAATTCCGGAACAGCAGAACTCACAGCATCAACTGGTTTAATTGTTCATGATCAAGGATTGTGGAGGTTCAGTCAAGCTGGTTACAATGACCAGGCCACGTTTGGATTAAGTCTCACAAGGCCAAAACCAGTCAATGGTGGAGAGCTGAATTTGGCTGCTCGTGGATGGACAATTGCTAATATTGGAAATGAGTTAACTGAATATTATGATCCTGCTACTGGTAACACATATCCAGCAAGTCAGTGTCGTATTCAAGTGACAGGACAGTGGCAAGTTGTTAGACAACAAAATTCCAACAGCTATAACAGTTTTGGCATTTCGTATCAAGGTTACACAAATACTGATCTTGGCAATCGAAGCATGAATCCCAATCTACTGACATTTTTTACTGACCTAGCAACTTATACAATTCAAGGTGCAAATGTCACAGGCGGTGCCCAGGATACTTTTACCAATCACGAATTTTATTGTAGGATAACTGAAGCTGCCACAAGTGATAACAGCAACAAAGAATTTCAAAGCAACACAATAAGCAGACCTGTATGGGCCTATTCCTACAGCAAAAGCTGGGAAATCTAGTTGTAAATTAAATTTTAGCCCAACCCAGATGTTTTGTAACATCGCGGATTACTGATTCCCAATCGTCCATCTTTTCTTGTCTAAACAGCACTGCTGATGGATACCAAGGGGTTGAGTTGCGACCCAGTAACCAGCGCCAATCAACTGCATAATCATTTAACATTATCCAAGTTGGCCGCCCAAGAGATCCTGCCAAGTGTGCTGTTACAGTATCCACTGACAACACAATGTCTAGATGCATCATGAGCGCAGCCGTATCTGCAAACCCACTAACAGTGCCCGGAAAAACAGTTACTCCTAAATCTGTCAGAGTCTGATTTTCTTCGTCTGTGGCATCAGCTTGTAAATTTATCCAGTTATAGTCGGGATTGCGTTTGATGATATCAATCATTTTGTTGAATGGCATACCCTTGTGGCCGTTCAGCCAAGAATCACGACGACCGCTCCAACCAAAGCCAACTCTCATTTTATTTTTAAATCCAAGACGTTTGGCCCACTGTGCAACCAGTGCAGAATCAGCGCTGATGTAACTGAGTTGTCTTGGCAAGTTGTCCAATGTGATACCAAGTATTCTGGGAATACTCATGATTGGAGTCCAGTAATCAAACGGTCCTAGGTCATCGGTGTAGGTACCAACTTTGGCAACTCCACCACCAGGCTGAAAAACTGATACTAGTCCTGCTGTTACCTGTAATAAAACATTGGCACCAGCATCAATTAATTGTTGCACAAATCTCACAAACTGAACAGTGTCGCCATGCCCCTGCTCACCTATCACAAGAATAGTTTTGTCCTTAAGGGGTTCTCCTTGCCATCTGGGTTGCTCAAATTTAGGCAACGTTCCAGCCAAATGCTCGTATTCCCACCGAGACTCATATGAAGCCCAGCCATGCTTGTAGTCACCTAGCAACAACTGGCACACAGCTATGTTAAACTTTGCTGTTGTGTATCTAGGCTCAAGAGTTAGTGCTCTTTCTAAAAATGGTATTGCTCCAGCTGGGTCTCCTACTTCTCTCAGTACATTTCCGTAATTGTTAAATGCTGCCGCATTTGTTCTATCTTGAACAAATGCCTGTGCATAACATGCCAATGCTTGTTCGGGCAGACGCTGTTCACGGTGTTGGTTTCCTAGATCAATTAGTTCATTTGGTTTCATGTGCATATTTAAACTCGTAACTACACTGGCATTTATTATCTTGCTCATAAATACTTGTCAACACAATAATGTGTTTTATGCTGATGATTAAACCCAGCGGCGTAGCGGCTAGAACCCGCATCGGACTTCTTTAAGGAGAAAACAAAATGGGACGTCCTCTAAAAATAAAAAAATCAACCACTGTTGACATTGGTTTTAACATGTGGTCTGAACTTACAAATCCAGTATTTCCAGCAACGTTTAACACGGATCAGTTTGCTGGCGTTGTTGGCGGTGCCAAATCTGTAGCATCAACAGCATATCCAGTAGTCAAATGTGTGGCATTTATTGCCGGTGACAGTGAATTTCGTGATGCTTTTATTCTGCGCCAGAAGGGCACTATCAAATACCTAGTGGCCGCAGTCAATGCTATCAACGACGAAGCCATGGTTGTTGGTAACACATATTACATTGTTAGTCTTGGTACTACCAATTGGCAAGCCTCCGGTGCTGCATCCAATGCCAGCGTGGGTGACACGTTCACTTGCACGGCTGCCGGCAGTGGAACAGGAACAGTTTACCTAGTGGGAACTTGTGCTCTAGTCAACGACACAACTCCAGCTAGTGGTGAAATGAACATCACAATGAACGTGAACTCTGACAGTACAGAAATTGGGATCAGCAAATTAACCAATAAATTTGCACTTGACTACAGCGTTCCTCCAGTTCGTTATGCCATCAACTTCTTTACTGATGAAGGTACTGAAATAAAATCAGGCACACAAAACATTGGCAACTCAGCAACTCAACAAAATATATTGAGCCTGGGTCAGATATTACAGTATACATCTTAATATTTTCCAATCCAAATCCTCCCTACTACATAATAGGGAGGATTTTTTTATGGCAGCATTTGTGTTGGGAAACGGAGTCAGTAGAGATTCCATAGAAGTTGACGAGTTACTCAAAATTGGTCCAGTTTATGGCTGCAATGCACTGTACCGGACACACACGGTCACGGCCCTGGTAGCAACAGACACCCCTATTGCGCAGGCCATTCAAAAATCAGGTTACAGTTTAACCAACAGATTTTACACTCGTCGTCCTGTAGCCGACACCGGCGCTCAAAAAGTCCCCAAAGAGTATTTTGGATTTAGTTCAGGGCCAATTGCCGCAGCAATTGCAGCCCAGGATGGTAATGTGCGAATCTACTTGCTGGGATTTGATATGGGTCCGTCAGAATCGGGGAAATTTAACAATATGTACGCAGGTACAGAGTTCTACAAGGAATACGGGGCACACCCTACATTCACTGGCAACTGGATAAAACAGATAACTAAAGTTATTGCTGATCATCCTCGACAGCAATTTATACGTGTGCAAGGGCCCACAACGGCGTCTGTGCTTGAGCTATCAAAAATTGAAAATCTCACTCATCTAGCACTTTATACCTTTATCAAACGAATAAATAATAAAAAGGATCTATAGATGGCTACTTACAAAAGAATTGATGGAGATTACACAATTGCCAGTGT